GAAGCGGCCATTCCCTCAGAGAAAGCAATAATCTTAATACCGTTTTCATCTGCAAGTTTACGAAGATAGTTAGCTGTATCAAACAGACCCCTAGCCTCTCCACCACCTGAGTCTGTCATCATTGCAACAGTCTTAGCACCACGCTCAACAAAGTATTCCATCTGTTCTTTGAGCATTTGACAGCTAGTACCGCCACAAAGAGCTTCCCACCCGCTTGTCTTGTAGGAAATCGGCCCTTCTACTTGCAAGATTCCAGTTTTAGTGTCATCGTTGTAGAGGTAGAAGTCTTCCTTCTTATACTTGTAATCTTCTTCATCATCTTCCATCATCTTAGGAAGAATCTCAGCATTTCCTGCAATACGCTTATCAACATATTCCATAATGCTGTTAAAACTATTTTGTTCAATCAAATGCGGGGTGTTTACAAGAGACCCCTTGACTCTAACTAAAGAGTGAGCTGCCATGTAGGAGTCTCCTTATGCTGTGTTGGCTACGTTACTAATACTTGAATCACCAGAAGCTCCGGTGCCATCGCCGTTACTTGAAGGTAGTCCGCTTTCCATCCCACCTCCTGCTTCACTTTTATAGCTCGACATGATCTTACGAAGTTCTTCTGTAGGCATATCATCTGGGACTTGGTAATCAATACCCAAAGTCTTGAGAACAAAGTTTACTGTTTCAGGTACAACAGGAAGCATTCCTACTGCTGCCACACGCTGAATGAACGCACCCTTATCTGCAAGAGTTTCGCTATTAGGTAGTTCATAGTCAAAGTAAGGCAACTCACCTTCAAGACTCCACCCGTTCTGTTGAAAGAGCATTTTGACAAGTTGGTGATTGAATTGATCTTTAATCTCATTCAACACACTCTTGACAGCAACTTCGATTTGTAGCATCTTCTTATCAGCAAGACTGTAAGAACCACCAGAACCACCCATGCTAAGTACATCTGAGAACAGACCAACCTGAATTTCACGGGTAAGGCGTTCAATGATCTTCTCTACATCATAAGACTTTGTACCTGAGATATTCTTAATCTCAAAGTCAAACATCTTATTGCCGTCTTGGTCGAGAAGCATTGGAAGAATAAAGCCACTCTGTTTCGCTTGGTGAGCACGCTCCATCATCTTCTGGTACATCTGGAAGGACTTCTTGCGGTCTTCATCAGCGTCTTCAACAAGATATTCTGGAGGTAGATAAAGAATCTTAAATGCGTTGTTGTCTTGAGCCGTTCCGATAATCTCAGACTCTTGGAATGCCTCAAGTAGCTTATAAGCAGACCAGACTCCCTTCAATGGTGAATTTCCATATGGGTTATCGTTTTCTGGATTAAGTCTGCAAAGAATAAACTTCTTACGAGGAATCCATTTAACATCTAGCTGCTGAGTAGCTAACGGAGCAATACCAGTATATCCGGTAAGGCTTGTATCAACAGGGTAAATAGCTTTCTGGTAAAAACCGGCAATATCTCTCCCCTTGTCGTACCAGTCAAAACGGTCTACACTACCTTGACCACGAGCTTGTAAGCCTTCAAGGCCAACCAAACCATCGTTATACTTGCTACCATATTTTGTGTTTCTAAAACGAGGAACAATTTCAAGGATTGAAAAACCATAACGGTTCATCGTTGCAGCATTTTTAATTGCTGTTTTCCAAGTGTGTTCCATATCATTCATAACTTGATTTAGGAAGATAGCTTCAGCCTTAGCATTAGGTCTAGTAGAACCTTTAGGAATCTTTACACTCCACTCTGCCTCTGCTACCTTCTCCTCTACATAACGCAGTGCTGGAGAAATAGCTTGGTGAAGGGCCATCTTCTTATATGTGTGATAAGCTTTTGGATAAAGTAGCTCATCAGCACACTGATCAAAAACCTTTCCACCAAGAGTTACAAGACCAGTGAAGCCTGTTGCCCCGTAAACAATTGGTGGAACTTTTTCATTTCCCTTCTCAAGAGAGACATTTTGTTCTTCAGCCATTTTCTCTCCTATAGTTTATCAAAGGGCGTTTTATTAGTTAGATTAACTGCTGTCAATCCTGAAGCCATCTTAGGAACATTAGTTCTGGAGGCTAGAATTGCGATTGCGTCTGCAAGTGCATCAGGTATCCTATGTGTTAAATATGGTTCGTTAATCCATACCCATTCAATTACGAATGCTGCATATTACTATGCAGAGCAGACCAGCTCTTAAGTGTAGTAAAACACTTCTCCCAGTTTCGAGCCACTTGGCTCTACTCTACTAAGTTCGGTGACAGCCTCTGTGACTGTTCTTAGCAACCGCTTTTCGATGGTCGTTACACTCGGCTTTCGCCTAGCTCGGTGTTGTCCACTTGGGATATTCACCGAATTAAGGGAGTTTATTGACAACCTATGATTGTTGATCGTCATGCCCAGACTCTCCAGAACGTCTACGTCCCGTAAAAGCCTCAAGCTCTTTGTAAACAAAGTTGTTGTCAGACTGAATGTTATTCTCTAAGTCAACACCGCAACCTTTGAGGAATGTTACATGACCATTCATAGACAACGAAGAAAAAGGTCTAAAACGATCAAGTTTGCTTCCTGTGGCTCGCATAGTTCTTACCCGATAACCACACTCAGAAATTTCACGAGTCAATAAGCCTGTTGCAAGCTTAGCTGTTGCACCCGGATCAAGGGGGATAATAATTTCTGTACCAAATCCATCTGAAGCTGCATTTTGTAGAATAAACTTCGACCAATCACCCGGTAGAATCCGAGTTCTAATCACTTCATGGACAAAGTAGTCGCCATTCTTCAGCTTAGATACTTTAGCTCCTACTGTATAGTCAGGAGATGGATTAGAAGCTGTCTTCAATGTACCAGCAAAGTCATAAGCACGAACAGTTCGTTCAATCTCAGACTTAGGTGGTTCTTCACTAGCTTCAGCACACCAAGTTCTTTGGAAGAAGGTGCTGCCAACCTCACGCGCTGTCCAATCACCCAACAACAACCTACGCATCTCAACTTCTGGCAGAGCTTCAAGAGAAGCCTTGTAACCAGGGTTGGTACGCATAAGTACAGGGTTATCGAGCAAAGTTCCGAGGAGGACGCAGAACGAAATTGGCTTTACTTGATCATAGTGGTCATCCGGCAGATCAGGGTTTTTATATTTCTCAAACAACTCTTCCTCAGAGTCACCCCAAATAAGTTCGCCATTGATACGCAGAAGATATCGAGTAACACCGTTCTTCTCGGGATCGGGTAGTCCGTGTAGCGGGTGCCCTTCGGGGTAGAGCCACCACGAGCACCATGAAAATAGGAAGGAGTCAGGGTCCGGGTTGCAACTAACCCACATACAAGGTTCTATTGGCTTACCCGTTTCAGGATCAACGCCCATATTAGCTTCTGTACGAAGACGTGAAAACAACCACCAAAGGTGATGTTCTTCTGCGTGTGTACCTTCGTCGTAAAAGACAGTGGAAAGCTCCAAACCTTGATATAGGTTTTCAGCAGAATCGTTCTCATAATGAGAAAAGCTGACTGATGCGCCACTAGGGAACACCAACTTCTGATCTTTTAATTTTCTTTCAATCTTACCGGGAAATACTTTTGAATAAAGCCTGAATGCTTGTTCAAACAATCCACCCGGTTTCATAATGGCTGTTGAGTTCTTACGAATACAAAAACCACGATAATTAGGGTCATGAACCCACCGCAACTTTCTCATAAGTCCCACATAGGACTTTGACGAATTTCCAGTTACAAAGATATTCCCGTCTTGACGAACAAGAAAATAACCTGTTTCTGTCTCAAAGCAATATTTGCGTCCGTCTGTTGTTTTGATAACTTCGATAGGACACTTGCCGTCTTTGTTTGCGAAACTCCGAAACTGGGCAGTTTGTGCATTAACGGTATAATTCGGCTTACCTTCTCGTGTATCAAAAACTATAGTTGAAGTCTTATTGGTAGAGGATAGCGCATACTGAATAAAATCAGCATCTTGTTTGTGCTTACTAAAATAACGAATTGTTTGAGAATTTTTATTCTCTACAATGGTTCCATCCCAGTGACCAATTTCATCTGCAATGATTGCAAGTTCTTCAGTTGTTGCTTGCCAGAAAATACCTTCGTATCTTTTCTGCCGCAACTTAGGCCACACTACGAAACTGTGAATACCACCTGCCTTATAGCGGTCATTTTCTCTCCAACCGTGATCGTCATACTTCCAATTAAACTTCTCAGCAAGCTCCAGAAAACGATCAATCTTACGCTTCTTAGAAATACGAACTACGCAATAATTATCGGCACCTTCTGGAACAAAGTGTCCATCAGCCATAACCATCACTTGCATTCTCAAGTCACCCTCACTCAACCCAATACCGTTGGTATTTGAGACTTGAGAGAAAGAGCTTTTAATCTTACCTGTCCAACCTTTAGTCTTTGACTTAATGTGCCTATCTAGCACGCCATCGAAGTCAAGAACTTGATAACCCTTACAGTTGTCATTCCAATAGACTACATTGTGCTCCTCAGAGCAAGTCATGGAAAACCTTGGAGACTTTAATTGAAACATCTCTTCGCAAGGGAGGTTCACATAATCTTTTGGCCTTACAAACTGAAGACTTGCAAACGTCTTATCTTCGGGGTCAAGCGTAACTTGTGCAACTTTCTCGCCGTACCATTCAGAAATCTTTTTCCAGCCATTCTCAGATAGGAACTCTGTGTCACCGGGTAGACATCCCGCAGCCCCTCCGACAACTAGAATTTTCAATATGTTCAAGAGAGGGCGCTACACCTCTCCCGGTTCGCTTATGAACTCCTACATATCGCTATGTAGATCAGACTATATCACGTTCCTCAACATTACTTGTTAGGAACTCTACCATTTCCACCACCGATAGCTTGTGGTGTACTCCCTTACGGGATAGTCAAGACTTAATATTTAATTTATGCGCCATGCTTGGGACTTGGCTAACATACTCACGAACAATATCTAGAAATTTGCGGGCTTCCTTTGTCCCACATCTTAATCTATAACGACCCCTATTCAAGACCTGTGTGAAACTTATCCCCCACACTTCTAGAAAGTAGTCTATTAATATTTGGTTATTTTCTCTGGTAGTGTGTGTATTTAACATCAACTCATTAGCACATACTACCCCATCGCGTTTCTTTTGAGACAGCCCACCATCATCCATATACCAAATCGCAATATGAATCGGGGAAAGCCTATTAAGAAGTTTGCGGTTATAGATATTCTTAGTCCCGGTCTTATACAATATACGCCAGAGACACTTGCCCCACTTCGTAGTATTTATGTATACCCTACATGCGTCAAAACCGTTATTATTTTTGTAAACTATATCTGAACATTTCACACCTTCGGAACGTAGATATTTAACCTTCCATTCCAAGTAATCTCTTTGGGCTGCACAGTGGAGTATACTCCCGCTGCCCGTTTTAGCTAAGTATCCATCGCCCAAGATGACACTCAGCAATGCTATCCGTGATTTTTTATCAAATTTCATATAAGTCTCCAAGCACTCTGTTGTGCTGTTTAATTGACATTTAGTCGTTGAAGCTTCTCCATTTTAAAGGAGCTTGCCTGCTGATTGTCAAGAGCTTACTCTAGGTAAGTTTGGGTTCCCAGCAATTAGATAGATTGTTCGATAGTTATTTCTAACTAAAGCGCCAAATTCATTCTAGCGTTGTTTTTTAGGTATTTCTCTTGGAAGGGGGACATGGGTCGGACGATATCATCATCATCATTTTTAGACGACATACCTTCTCCTTACACTATTATAGAGTAACTACGTTTCTCTCTATTTATATTACATATTCTA